CTGATGAGCAACGACAATTCCTTTTTGATTACAAGGCACAAACTTAAACTTACAGATCAGAAACTGATTGAGATTCTGTGTAAGAAGTTGCCATACTATTACTTTGATGATTGTGCTTATGGTAATTTTGAGCATGAACTAAAGGGTGACATGCATCCGTACTTCAGTCACACATTACTAAACGAACAAGGAGAGAAGTCAGAACACTTTCGTAAGTTCCCGTGGATTCCAATCGGTGAAGCAATAGGTATGCCTAATAATAAAATGATGAGAGCACACATGACACTACAATATCCTAGACCTGATGTCTTTGGTGTAGCACACAATTCACATGTAGATCAACCTAATAGAAAACATATTGTGGCACTGTATTATCCAAATAAATCAGACGGTGACACATTCTTTTTTGACTCTGATCAAAACATTATACATAGAGAAACACCTGAAAGAGGAAAGGTTGTAGTCTTTGATGGGTCACAGTACCACTCAAGTTCTTCACCTTCTGAAACCACTAGGTTCACCCTCAATATAAATTATTACCCATGAAAATTTTTGACGTCTTTACTTTTTATAATGAACTAGATCTATTAGAACTAAGAATGAATATCTTAGGTGATTCAGTAGATTATTTTGTTATCAATGAGGCAAACATAACCTTCACAGGCAAACCTAAACCACTATACTTTGCAGAGAATAGAAAGAGATTCAAGAAGTGGGAAGACAAGATAATATATCATCTAACAGAGGACGACAATAAAACATACGAACAATACTATGAGGGAGTGCCTTATCATCGTAGTATGATTGAAGAAGGTATCAAGGATCTACCGTTACATTATCAGAGAGCATGCTTCCATAAGGACTCAGCAATCTATGGGTTCCTTGATATAGCAAATGACAATGACATCATACTAACAAGTGATGCAGATGAGATTGCAAACCCAGAAGCAATTCAATGTATTGATAGTTGGTTTGATCCTAAGAATCATTATGTATTGACAGGTCCTTTATATTACTACTACCTCAATGTAAAGTGTGAAGACCAGTGGATGGGGACAAGGGTATGTGATATGAAAACTCTAAAGAGTATGAGTGTAGATAAACTACGCCAGTCACATGAACGAGCATACAAAATTGCTGATGCATCTTGGCATTGGAGTTTCTTTGGTAATGCTGATACAGTCAGGGAGAAGATGGATGCTTATGAACACCAAGAGAATAATACATCAGAGTTCAGAGACAGTATGGAAGATAGGATAAAGAATAATCAAGATCCCTATGGTAGAACTTATCTATACACACCTACTACTGTACCTATTGATGATTCATTCCCCAAATATGTAAGAGCACAGAAGAATCGTAAGATGAAGAAGTTTATAAAAGTATGAATGTAATTTCAGGACCTTCGATAGCAGACCTATGTGACTATGACTTTGGAGATCAAGCAGGGGTTGTAGGTCAGGTGTATGGTGCGTTCATGAAGAATGCTAGTTATACAAACAAGGAGTTTGTTACATTTGTGAATGAAAGTCATAAGAATATCTTGACTCTGTTCATAGATAACATTAGATTATATAATAGAGAGATCAAATGCAACAATGATAGTGATCAGCGTTGGGTAGATGATCTTCAACTTAATAATGATCTTATGAAGTTGTGTGCTTCATTAGATAAAAAATTTATAGTCTTTTGTAATAATGAAGATACTCCTATTGACAGTGATATTAATATACCTCCTAACGTACTGGGGGTCTATGGTGCTAATGCGATAGGAACCAATAAAAAATTACACCCATTACCATATGGTGTGGGCAGGAGGTTACATGTTCAAGACAATAGACAAGATGTTCTCATCGATGCGATGGCAACAGATCCCAAACCTAGAAAACTTCTCTACATTAATCATTCTGAGCATACCAACCTATCAGAACGTGGAAACATTCGAGACATGTTTTCCCAAGTACACTACGCAACAGTAGGAGAGAGGAAAGAATACAGATACTATCTAAAAGACATTCAGGATCATAAGTTTATGATATGTCCTGAAGGAAATGCTGTGGATTGTCATAGAAACTGGGAGGTTTTGTATATGAAACGAGTTCCCATCATGAAAAGAAATTCATACTTGGAGAAGTTATACCATAACTATCCCGTATTATGGGTAAATGATTATGGTACTATAACAAAAACAATGTTAGCAGAGCATGATGATTTGTCTATCAAAGCTAGAAATCTTGACGTAAATATGCTACACTTACACAGTATATTCAATAGGGCGGTAAACCGTGCTAAAAATACCTGATGTCACACTGATAATACTGGCAGATTTAGACCTTCCAGATGCAGTATACGCAATAAATAAATCATGCGAACAGATCGAATGGGGAAGTGCAAAGTTTCTTGGTAGCAAGAGACCTGAAGGACTCTGCGATCAGGTAATATATGAAGAGACATATCCAATCCAAAGTATAAATGACTTTAATTTTTATTGTATTTACAATCTTACTAATCACGTCAGGACCTCGCACTGCCTTCTCATACATCCGGATGGCTACGTTATTCGTCCTCAGTTATGGGATAATAAGTTTCTTGATTACGATTATATCGGTGCCCCGTGGAGAGATGACCCAAATGCCTACCTCGACCCGTGGGGAAGAAACCAGCGTGTCGGTAATGGAGGATTTTCCTTACGCTCCAAGCGTCTTCTCGAAGTCCCCAGTAAAGTCACCGTCCCTTGGGAAGTAAACGAAGGTACATTTTATAAGCACATGGGTGCCGGACTATATAACGAGGACGGGAACATATGTTGCCACAATAGACACATCTTCGAGGCACAAGGATGTGTGTATGCTCCCGTCAAGGTGGCGAGTAAATTCTCTAGGGAAGACAGACTACCTGACAGTGAAGAAGAAACCTTTGGTTTCCATTATCATTTTCAAGAAATACGATGACAAAATTCTATCCACTATGGTGGAACCCGTGGGGTGACCGAGGACTTGACCTCAAAAAGAATGTAAGTATCTCAATCGATAATTTGGATTGTGATGAGGCAGCAGAGTATAAGATATTATTTTTAGCAGAACCATACTCCATACTTCCTACTGTTACAGAGGGAGCACTTCGTGGTGCAATGAAGTTTGATAAGATATACACATTCACACAGAAGATAATAGATCACTATCCACAGGCAGAACTATTTGAGTGGGGTAGTAGTTGGTTAGACTTCAAAGATTTGAAACTAAACAAGGGAAATAATGTTACCTTTGTAACCAGTGAGAAGTATCAGACACTAGGACACAAATTACGTTTGGATATATATGAGTTGCTCAAGAGTATTGATGTATCTAATGGTCTACAATACTATGCACACAAGTCACCACCATTCCATGATAGGAGGAATGATTTCTTTGAGTCTGCTAAGTTTCACATCGCTGTAGAAAATTCCAGACAGAAGAATTACTTTACAGAAAAAATAATAGATTGTTTTGCATCTAAAACTGTTCCCATATACTATGGTTGTCCTAACATAGGTAACTGGTTCAACATGGATGGTATAATAACATTCAATACAATAGATGAACTAGAGAACATACTAACAAATCTTGATGAGAAAAAATATGATGTTAGGTTAGATGCTATTGAGGATAACTACATCAAAGCAAAAAAATTTCATAGTGACAATGATGTCGTACCTAGATTGACTGATAGGATAGTCAAAGAGGTAAATGGATGACGGTCAGTTATTGTATACCGACCCATGATAGCAATCCAAAATGTCAAACATACTTATTTGATATTTTCTATGCTCTGTCAGAACAAACTGACATGAATTTCAACGTGTGGATTTCCGATCATGGAAAGACAGATAAAGTTCTCAATGCTTGTAAAGAATACTCTGATCTATTCCAAATAAACTATGTTAGAAATACGAATAATCTTGGGAACATATCTGCTAACACTAATCATGCTCTTCGTCACGCAGATGGTGACATACTAAAGGTTCTCTTCTCTGATGATTTCATACTAACCAGAACCCTCACAGAAGATTTACATAAGGCATTCAAATTGGATGTTGACTGGGCGGTTACAGGGTTTGCTCACACCCTAGATAATGGACAGACACACTACAATCCAAAGGTTCCAGTCTGGAATGATCGTTTATTAGAGGGGGTAAATACTCTTAGTTCACCATCTATTCTCGCACTGAGAAAAGGTATTGAAGAGTATTTTGATGAGGAACTTGTAATGTTGATGGACTGTGACATGTACTATAGATTGTACAAAGATCATGGAGAACCAGCAGTGATGAAAACTTATCACATCTCTAATAGAGAACACCCCAATCAAACACAAAGACAATACGAAAATCTCTTACCAAATGAGATTGAATACTTGAAAGAAAAACATTCATCATGACTATAGGATTCAACCACTTAGGAAGACATGGCAGACTGGGTAATCAAATGTTCCAGTATGCAGGACTACGAGGCATAGCAGCACATCGTGGTTTTGATTTTATGATTCCTGATAGTGACTTCAAAGACGAGTGGAATGATCATCAACTATTTGAAGCATTCAAACTCAAAGGTCTAACCAACATAGGAATGTGTCCTGGTACCTATGTACAGGAAGCACATTTCCACTACGATGATAACTTGTTCAACAACATGCCTGACAATCATAATGTATATGCATACCTACAGAGCACAAAATACTTTGAGCATATAGAGAATGAAATACGTGAGGACTTTGAGTTCAAAAATGAGATCAGATTGCCATGTGAAGAGATGATTGCAACAGTAAATGATCCTATTGCATTGCACGTTCGTAGAGGTGACTATATAGAGAACTGTGATAATCATCCACCATGTCCAAAGGAATACTATGACGCTGCCTTATCAAAGTTTGATACTAAACGCATTGTTATTATTTTTTCTGACGATCCTGAATGGTGTGGCACTGAGTTCTCTGATGATAGGTTCCTTATCTCAGAAGGTGGAGACAATCTTGCAGACCTGTGCATGATGAGTCTATGTTCTGATTTTATTATCGCTAACTCATCATTTAGTTGGTGGGGGTCATGGTTGAGTAAGAATCCTAACAAAAGGATAATAGCACCTGACAAATGGTTCTGAATAGGTTATACTAAGAACCATATAACATCTGATCTGTACTGTAGCAACTGGGAGGTATTAAACTAATGGCAGAAAAAATTGTACAAGAGGGAGTAGAGATTACTAATCTTGGCATGTATGAAGACCTACAAATTCAACCTATAAATTCGTGGGATCTAACAAGCACTACGTTTATCATACCACTTAGGTGTGAGACAGCAGATAGAATTAGAAATATAACAACGACATTGATATATCTCTTAAAGAATTTTGATACTCAAATAATAGTAAAAGAACATGATAAGGAATCTATATTCCTAAAACAAGTTGTTCCTATGCTTGACGAGGTAATTCCTCCTATCAAGATGCATAATATACACCACATATTTGAGGAGGCAGACGATAAAGTATTCCATCGTACCAAACTACTCAATGATATGTTGGAGTTGGTTGAGACACCTGTTGTATGTAATTATGATGCAGATATACTTCTCCCACTAAACAGTTACATACTCTCACAGAATACTATACTCAAAGGTTACAATGGTGAAGATATAAAATGTGTATACCCTTATGGAATAGGTGAATTCCAATACCAATTGTTTATCAAGGATGAAGATGTTACTCGTTTCATTAATTCTAATTTCAATTTCGCAGCGTTCCAAGGAAAAGCAAACTTATATGATGCCAAGTTTGGTTTCTGTCAATTCTTTGACACGGAAGAATACCGTAGACTAGGTGCAGAGAACGAAGGGTTTGTAGCATATGGGTATGAAGATGATGAACGTTATCATAGATTCAATACTTGTTCAAAAGTATTGAGATTGAATGATCATGTGTACCACTTGGAGCATGGTAGGACACCTAATTCATGGTTCAATAATCCACACATAGAAAGTAACAGGGAACTGTGGCAGAAGTTGAGTCATATGACTCGCAAACAACTTGAAGAATATTATGCTAACCCTGATTACTTAAATGCCCGACAGAAATAAAGCGATAAAAAAATTAGATGGTTTTCCTAAAGTGTTATGGATCAATCTTGATCGCTGCACAGAGAGAAGGAAATATATGGAAGATCATCTATCCTATTGGGGAATAAAAGATCATCATCGTATCTCAGGTATAGATGGTGAGGAGTATGAAGAGTATCTAAAAGGAACAGTTCCTGATCAGATGAATACGGGTGAGTGTGCTTGTGTCATGTCACACCTATCTGCACTAAAATATTTTGTAGAAGAGACAGACCTAGATGAAATTTTTATCATGGAAGATGATGTTGATCTATCTACCGCATCTAGTTGGACGTTTACATGGAAACAAGTACGTAAGAGACTGCCCATAAACTTTGATTGTCTACAACTTACTATTATAAATCCTAATGGTATAACTTTGAAACTTCACCATAGATTCATCAATGACTTTTCTGCTGCTTGCTACCTTATTACTCGTCATCATGCAACTAAGTGCCTCAAGAATCATAGACGTGGGACACAATGGAAGATCGATCAAAACATCAGACCAAGAGCAGTATCCGAAGACTTAATATTAGATAGTGGTAAGACATATTCAACACCCCTGTTCAATTATAGAATGGACTTGGGTTCTAATATTCATGAAGAACACCTTGACATTTTCCACAAAGGAAGTAATAATGCTTTAAAGGAGTTCTGGGAATACCAAGCAGTGGATCATACCATTGATCAGATCATGGAACTCGATGAGTATGTGGGTAGAGTTCCACCCTCAGTATATCTAAACCAATTGAAAGAACAATGAACGAGATTGACACAACAAATGTTGGAGTGGGTAACACTGCTGCTGAACAACCAATATTCACAGAGATGAAAGACATAGGACACATTGGTGTCTTTGAGAACTTTGTCAAACCAGAATTTTGTGACTCACTTATAGATCTTTTTGAGTTCTGGTACACAAAAAAATATTTCAAAAACATACCATCAACACATGATGTGACTACGTTAGGTGAGGATACATTTACATTAGATCATTTCAATGATGGTAAGACTCAGTTTCCACAGGGTGGTATGGGTAGAAAGGATCATCAACTATATCTTGAGATATGTGATCAAACTATGACTATGAGTGTCAACCAATCTGTTGGTGCTGCATTTGAATTGTATGTGAAGAAGTATACAGGTCTAGTAGATGCATCGGATCCTGTGTCATCATGGACATGTAAGTTACAACGCACTGATCCTGGTGGTGGGTATCATGTATGGCACTGTGAGAATGGTAACTTCTTGTATAGAGATAGAGTTCTAACATGGATGATATATCTAAATGATATTCCATATGAGAATGGTGGGGCAACAGACTTCTACCATCAAAAAACTTCATTCCAACCTAAAAAAGGAACGGTAGTTCTGTGGCCAGCAGCATACACTCACATGCATCGTGGTGCATTTTTGACAGGAAATATGTCTAAGTATATTGCAACAGGTTGGTTTATAAGAGAACCTGGTAACGTAACAGAGAAGACATTAAGTCAAGCAGCACAGCAAAAATGATATTCTATACGTGCATTACGAATGGTTATGATACTGTTCCTGACGTATATTACGATAAAGATTGTCAGTATATTTGTTTTCATGATGGTACTATAGAGACCACTAAAGCACCATGGAAATATGTAAAGTTAGAAGTAGAAGAAGAGTGCCCAGTTAGAAAATCATATCACCCAAAACATTGTCCTCATTTATATTTTGATGAGGGTGAGTATGTTATATGGGTTGACGCAGCATATAATATTACAAAAGATCTTGTAGAGTTCTCTAAAGAATATGAGGGTAACTTTATGTTACCAATACATCCTGATAAGAGATCATTGACTGCTGAGTTTAATAAACTACATGCTTATGGATTCTCTACCAAAGAAGAGATCCTAGACATGGCACGTCTAATGCATAGTAGAGGTTATGAACCTAAACATTACAATCAAACAATAAACTGTGTGATATGGAGAAGACTTACA